TCCATCCGTATTTGTAAAGAAGGATTGGGTTTCGTTGATCGATTCCCAGAATCAATCCTATATAGGAAACCAGTGTGTTTTGGATACGAGTGCAATTTCCAACTCCCAGAAAATGGCCAATTATCGGGAGGCATGGTTGAGCGTGCCACTGCTTCTCACCCTTACAGGCCCAGATACTTTCCAGCCTAACACGAGTGCCACTTCTGCGGATTACACTCTTGGTCTCAAAAATTGGTACGGTTCAATTGTCCACAGCATTACCGTGAATGTAGGTGGTACTACAGTGGTCCAACAGACTCCATTATCAGGGTTGTACAATACCTTCCGCCTTATGACGACGCTCAGCTACAATGATATTGTGGTGAATGGCGCTCAGTTGGGTTTCTATCCTGACAACATTTCTTCGTTCCGTAGTTCTACGGCAAACGACACCAACGGTTCAATTGGTACTTCGTGCAACAAAAACGCGGGTGCTTTTCCTGTGGTAGACGGCGCTTGGAATACCTTTGACGCATACAACGAGGGTCTCCTTCGCCGTCAGCAGGTGTGGAACTTTGACCCCTCTGGCGCTCTTGGTGCGGGTACTACTTACGCAACTCTTCTTCCTACCAACAAATTGACCCAACTTTGGAAATCGTATATTTTCAACAAGGTTGACGGTGCAGCCGGGCCTCCTGCGACTGCAGGCGTGTGGCAGTGTGCGATTAGTGCGCAGATTTATTTGAAACATTTGCACTCCTTTTTTGATAAACTACCCTTGGTCAAGGGCCTTTTCATGCAGATTACGCTGAACTTGAACCAGTCTTCGGTCAGTTTTACTAGCACGGCAGGGGTGTATTCGGCGGTGACGGTACAGTCTCCACTTGGAGGTGTATCGCCACTCATGCTCGCGTCGGCAGGTGCAAACCAAGGTGCAGCAAGTCTTGGTGACGGTGCGTACACGGCCTCGATTGCGGTGGGTCGTAGTTGCCTCAATACTACCCAGACGACTCTTGGCGGAATCGTCGGACAGTCGCCTCTCTCGGGCAGTGTCCAGTTGCAAGTGCCTCTCTACGTCATGTCTCCATACATGGAAACTTCTTATTTGTCGAGTCCAGTGAAGCGAGTGGTCTACGAAGATATTTACCAATACACAATCAACAACATTCTGGGTGGTGCGACGTACTCTAATTTGATTTCGAATGGGATTGCGAATATTAAGGGCTGCCTTGCCCTCCCGTACTACACGGCGGCGGCCAACGGCGGTATTTCGCCAATCCAGTCGCCTTTCGACACGGCAGGCGGCGGCACAACTTCGCCCCTTGCTCTCCAGAGTCAGTTCAATTTCCAGATTTCAGGACAGAATGCTATTTACAACCAAGGCATTTACTCGGGCCAGTTCTTCCTCTCGCAGGTGCAGGGTTGCAATGCGGTGAATGGAGATATGGTGGATGGATTGACCTCGGGATTGGTGGATCTCAAGAGTTTCGAACTTGGATACTGCTACCACTACGTGAATGTGGGTCGTATGCTCTCCGTCGAGGAGTCGGTTGCCAAGTCAGTGAATCTGATTGGCCAGAATATGGTGGAGAAGGCAATCGATATGGTCGTGTTCGTCATATACGAGGTCAGTGTGTCGATTGACGTATTTTCTGGACAAAGGGTCTAAACATTATCTATCGTTAAACCCCATTTTTTTATCTCTGGTAAAAACATGGAGGTCATTGAGATTTCGCGCCCAAGTTCACGAGTTCTAGCAAAAATGAAAAAAGGCCAGCCTTGTCGTATTTGTGAAGGGTCTGGCTTAAAAATCATGGTCGAACGCAAACGTATCAAACCCATTTACCGGGCGTTTAGGAAAGGCAAGGCTCATACGCTTATGTTAGGTCCAATTGAGATTGAGGAAAATATGGGTCGTGGCTTGTTCGACGACATCCGACGCGGATTTGAGGACGTGGGAAGACAACTTAAGCCCGTTGCCGAGAAAGTTGGGGAAGCACTCACGCCAATCGCACAAGAGCTAGGAGACCAAGCACTTGATAAATTCGCAGAGGTAGCCCCTGAATTGGGTTCGAAAGCACTCACTGCTCTGGCCTTGTACAGCGGGAATCCAGCGCTTATTCCTGTGGCTGAAAAGGTGGGACGTATGGGTGGACAACAGTTGGGTAATCTTGCACGAGACGAAGGAAAGAAAGCGATACAGAAAACCAGACGTGGTTCGAGTGCGCCAAGTCCAACGACTCCAATGACTCCAATGGCAAGTCCAACGACTTCAATGGCAACGACTCCGGGCAAAGACTTGGCTGAATACACCCTAGACGAATTGACTCAAGAAATCGCTCGTCGTCAAGGTGGATATTCGACTCCTCTAGACCGGTCAGGTAATACCCAAACACGCGACCCACGCGTACGCGCTGTGGGGTCAGGTCTGTATGCTCAAGGCCGTGTAAGGGGACGAGGAATGTCGTTAGTACAGGGGAAAAATACACTCTTGGAAGGTTCTCCTAAACCTGATCCTTACAGTGCGAACTTTATCATGGCATCCCATATGCCACCAGCATATGCCCAACTTATGAGGTCATAGAAAAAATATTGGATAAGATATGTATAGCGACCCCAAAAGGGTATTACAAAATGCAAAGGACTATTTCGGGAAAGAAATCGCGTTGTATTCTTCGACGCGACCACAGAAGAAATATATGATTCAAAAACCAGATGGTAAATGGGTTCATTTTGGAGATACGAATTATGAAGATTATACCTATCACCAAAATGAAACCCGAAGACAGAACTATCTCAATCGTGCCAATAACATTAAAGGGAACTGGGCGAATGATCCGTACAGTGCTAACAATCTCTCAATAAATCTTTTGTGGCAGTAATTGAAACGATTCCTGTAAAAAACAGGAATAGTGATTTTGAAAAAATTCTCAAAAGTAAACCAGAAATAAATTGTGGCTGACCTTTTTGATATACTTTTGAGAATTTTTTCAAAATCACTATTTCTGTTTTTTACAGGAATCATTTCAATTTAACTTATATATTATCGCACAACAACTTAAAGAATCGTCGCGTAAGTACTATGTGAATGACTCCAATGACTCCTCAGACATTGGATTCATTAATCTGTGAACGTCTGAAGACGGAAACGGATAAAATATTCCACGACATTGGAATACAACTGTTAATTGAGAAGTTTCAATTTCAACAGGCGAAGTTGTATTCCAAGGTGATTGAGGATGAACGAGAACAGTTTCTGTCTCGATTGAAGCAGCAAACTGAACTCGTTCGATTCATAACCGCGATCGCGGAAATCGAGATTCAATTTCACGAGCGAATCCATCCAAAGCCGAAGCCTGTGCAAAAGCCGATCGATTATGAAGCCGAGCGCGAAAAACTTATCAAAAAATACGATACTCCTTATCACCGACAAAAGGATAAAGAGTATGAAGAATATCAAAAACAGATTCAATCCACTTTCACGTAATGGGCTTCTTGTGCAGAACTCGACCCCATAGCCCCCAAGTCGGCTGCCATTTCTTTTTGCTGTTTAGCAGTCTCAGCATATTTACCAGTCAAATACGTTTTACGAAGTTGGTTCACGCCCACCTTTTTTCCCGCGAAGATCTTATTCAGTCGCTGATTGAGTTTCACGCTGGTCAAAGGGTTACGGTTGCTATCGAACAACAAGTAATCTGTGGGGTTAAATTTTATCCATTTGTTCAGTATATTCTTTAATTGAATTGGAATAACCATGGTTTGTTCGCCGTACGTTTTACTTGTTTTGTAAGAATTGAAATGGATTGTGTTTTTGTCGAGGTAGTTATCTTTCGAACGGTCTAAGTTGGCTACCTTCCAATCGACTAAATCCTTGCTTCGACGCGGAGGTACAAATACACCACCCAGCAAGGATACAATGATAAAGTTCTGGATAGTCTGTAAATCATTCGAGGAAAGACTCGACTTCTTATAAAGCAAGTCGACATTGGATTTCATTTGTTCCCATAACTGTTTGACCTCAGCGGTCTCAATCCAGTTTTCGCGTTGTTTATCTGTTTTCTCTTGGGTAGAAGTATCCTTGTTGTATTGCTTAATATCCTCTAGCATAAGGTCACGATATTCCTTCTTGTCGGTGATAATCACCAAGGCACTGAGTATGGTCTTACGTCGCGAGGATGGTGCTTCTTTTAGGTATTTTAGAATGGGTTCGGTTTTACTAAAGTCCTTAACATCCATGTCTCCACCAAATACATTCTTGTGCAAGTTCTTAAGGATAGAGTGGTAGGTGGTTAAACTGGACTCTGACAACTGAGGACGTTTCTCTTTGATTTGTTCCTTCGACATAATCTAAGGAAAGAATTTATTTTGAATGGTTTTACGAATTGCGTAAATTAAGGGATTCTTTAATCTAGGCATATCTCAATGGAAATCCTCAATCGTGATCTCAACTTTGGTTTTGCTAAAGAGGAACAGGTAATCCATAAACTCTCAAACCATTTCAATGAGACGTGCGAACCTACACCAAGGTATTGCAAGTATGACGCAATCTCTCCTACGAAAAAATTCGAGATTAAATCACGCCGGAACAAACATAACACTTACCCCACCACCATTATTCCTGTAGATAAGTCAGAGGTAGAGGGAGAACTGTACTTTGTCTTTAATTTCGAAGACGGACTGTATTATATCGAGTACAACGAGGAAGCCTTTGAAAAATACGAGATACGCGATATCAGCGCAGTTCGTACTGGTGGAGTCTATACACTCAAACCTCATTACCTTATTGACGTGGCCGATTTAACCGCAATCTAAAAGTTAAGCAATCGATTAATTAGATTCAAATGTATCCTTAACTATAGATTAATCAAAAAAAGGAAAGGAATCCCTATATAAAAACGTTTTTATATAGTGAATCCTTAGATAATTGACATAATATGATAGTTTAGTATAAAATATCATATTATTCAGCAACTCCTTAACAATTATTTCACGCCTTTAAAACATGGGGTCGGTGATAGGCGAACGAGAGGGTGGTCCGGGAATGCCAGAGCCACGCATACTAGAAGCATACAGGCCACCACCTGCATACAAGCCACGTCCAAACATTCCTCCGAATTCCCGTCCCGTATCCACTACGTCTCGTACGGAAAATTTCTGATCGAGGATGCCTTTGCCTTTCATGGGAACGCCTCCGTACATAGTCGACAAACGTTGTGCCTCGGCCTGCGGAACGAGATAAGATTCCATACCTTTAGTCTGAGAAATTAATCCTTCCCCAATGACTTGTTCTCCTAAATCTAATGTGTCCAATCCATGTTCGGTTAATGGATTTTTTGTTTTGGATTCAATGACCACTTGTTTGTTTTTCTGTAATGGATTCAGACTCGATACTACGTCTCCCGTTGTGGACACATCCGTTTGAATGTCTCGCTTGATATTCGAACCCGGTCGTGTGGCTTTATTGAACGTGAGTATTTCTTTACTATCACCGCCCACGAGTTCAGCCAAGAGACCTCCTAGACTGTGTCCAATCGTTGTCACATTCTTCGCCCCGTATTTGTTCTCTGCTGCTTTTTGCACTTTGAGCGCAGACTTGTACCGGGACGTGGTTTTAATGTATGGGATACCACCATATGCATACACGGAATCCGTTGCCCAATCTGCGAGACCTTTCGTCCCCCTGTGCGCGACTACAGTTTGGGTTGGACTGTGATAGACTTTGCTTGTAGCACTGCTAATCGAATTGTCTAATTCAAATCCTGCGACTTGGTCTTTGGGATTATAAGAAGCCCTCAAGAGTTCTTGCAGGACATTGGCCTTGAGTGATCCGCCGTGCATCCGTTTCATATCTTATGTAATATTTAAAACTGTATTCTCTAGTTCCATACTCAAACTACGTGGTAATGGACTTTTCTTTTCAAGCGTAATACACGTGAGTTTATCGTCCAGTGATTTTGCAACCGCATTACTGTTTTCAATGAGTTTACAATAATCACTGTACATTTTCTCTAAATATTCCTTGGCCGGTACAGGACGGTGTTGCTTGGACAAGGCCAACGTTTTGTAAATGTCCACACCCAACAAGTAGTATTCTCTTTGACTGATCATTTCCTGTTCCATGCCGACTTGCACTTGTAAAAACAACTCGACAGAACCAATGATCGAACATACCAGAGCCAATAAGCACGTAATCATGCTAATGACTTGTTGTTCCGCGTAGGGTTGCAATCCAACTGAAAAAATGCTATTCAAACCACTCAATACAATCACAGGTAGCCTGTAGTACTTGAGATTCTCTTTCAATGTAAAAAACCTTGACTTGTGTTCATTGCTTAACAAGACGCAATTGTATCGAATGCTTTCCAATACAGTTTCAATGTCTTCACTCCAATCATTTTCCATAGTATACATTATAATAATTTGCACTGGGTAAGATCCTGCAGGAGTACCTCGCACCGTTGTTTATTGGGATTCAAGGCCAAACACCACTTGAGTGCGTACTCTTTTTCGAAGCAATCCATGATAGAGCATGAGATATTTTAATCATTTTCCAACTTTATTTTGTAATAGACCCCGTTTAATAAGATACGCAAATGTTCCCCGCTATTGCCACTTGACGTATTGCTTTGAATACTTGCCCCACCCATTATGAGGTCGCCACCCGTTTGTATTTGAATGGAATTGTTTGAGGAAATAACCAAAGGGTCAGCAGAAATACTGCTGGTAAAATTTAATGTCCCCGAACCCGTCCCCGTATTCGTTAAAGACAATTGAGAACTTTGTCCCAAACCCGTATCAGTATAAGTAAAACCAATACTTTGGTTTGAAATACCCGCTTGTTCAAGAATAGGAGACGGGTTAGTGTTGTCTGTGGATAAAATGTTGAAAACGGGATTACCCGTCCCGTTGTTACCCATTGTGATTTGGTCTATCAGTGTCCCGTTTGTATTGTACATTTCAAAACTATCCAAATCCAGTTGAGTGTAATTGCTCAAACTACCGTAATTCATGAAGAATCCATTGGAGGAATTACACTGGATAGAGTTGTCATTACAAGCAAACCCGTTGATACTATACAGCGTCGTCGTCGGAGTTGCGTTTTGAATCCCAAAAGTGGATTGGTCTTGAAAGGTCGTTAGACTGTTCGTAACGTCATTGATCAATACCTTTCCGTCCCCAATAACCGTTTGAACCACACTCGGGCTACTGTCGTTGAGTGTAATCGTTTTATCGGTTGTCATGAGAAGATCACCATTCACATTGACATTGGAACTTGATTTCGGCGTAATAATAATTTGACCCGTCCCCGTCGAAGCGGTCGCTTCAATATTCAGATTGGTTGTTGAAGTTTTAAGAGCATTCCCGTTTAAGTCAAAAGGGCGGAAAGTATTGTTTTCATTATCGGCCCCATTCAATCTTAAAACATTTTGATTCACTCCATTAATACACGTGTAAAAATCCATTGCTCCGTCTATCCCAGTCGGGGCGGAAGCACCCGTAATCGAACACTCAATCTTACCAAAAGTGGTCTTTGCTCCCGTATATGCTTTTGCGTTAAATTGTTGAGACATGATTACGTCATTCAAAACTGTATTACGTCCGCTCTTGTAAAACTCCACAGACGGCACACCCGTCGTATTACCCGCCGTCGCATTTGTATTTTCAAGAAGAATTTGATTGTTTGCCGTATAACCTACTCCAGTATTCGCAAGACTAATCGTTGCGGTCGATCCCGTTGCCGTATTCCCAGCCGTCAAGACCTGTTGAAGGGTATTGCTTGTTGCCGACCCCGAGATAATATCCGCCCAAGTTGCGGAAGATGCTCCGCTTGTTAAGGTAGTCGGTGTGAATGAAGTCGTAAGAGGTGTTGCTGTATCCGTAAGACTGATAGTCCCTTGCTTGATACCCGTTTGTGTCGTCCCCGAACCCGTCCCGAAATCTTTGAATACAACCGAGCCTTCATAAGAGGGGTCATTCCGTATTTCAAAATCGTTGTTGTTTGTTATATTAGTTAAATCTATTCCAAAATGAGTTCCAACATTTCCCGTATTGTCTGCTTGAATATTCACAGCACAAGTAACAGTAGTAATGTCGTCCAAAACCAATAAAGTATTATCCACCGCTAATATTTCTGGATTACTTAATGGCGGTAGTTTTAATGCCCGAGCATTAACGATAGTTGAGTGAGTGTTTGCCCAAGTTTCGACTAAACCGTTTGTGTCGAATCCCGTCGGATCAATCACGGTCGTAATGAGCGGGGTGAGAGGGACGGGTGGGCTTGCGTCAGGGTTGCCTATACTGAATAAATTAAAGATCTGTTTTCCATTCACAATATACTCGTTTAGTGGTTGAGCCATACCATGACTAAATATTTTAATTATGCATACGACCATATGTAAATTCTTCCTGCAGTCGGGGCTACGGGGACTAACCCCGGAGCATTGTACCCGCCTGATCCTACACCCAACGCAAGGGTCTTATAAAAGTAATTTAACAATGCGGGTAATTGGGCGGCTTGTGGGATAACGCCTCCGCTCTGTCCTCCGATTGAGTTTCCCGCCTGACCGAAAAAATTGTTATTGTCAATCTTACCGCCTGCACCTCCTGCACCGGTGACCGAACCCACTGCTGGATTTCCTACCTGCCCCGCTCCAACCGTCGCAATTCGTTGACCCGTTGAATAACTCGAAGCCCAAGATAAGGCGTAACTGTTATCAGCCCCGAGAATCACGGAACTGAACACGGCAAGGGGCGCGCCTGAAGTATTTCCTACGGGTAAATTAGGCCATATAATAGAAGATCCCGCCCCTCCGCCTCCGCCTTGAACCGTGGTGTTTGCACCTGCAACCCCGCCCCAACCTATGGCAAAAATCCTACACCATTGTGTCCCTGCTGGAACAATGATATCGGTTAGGGTTGCGGTGGGTGTAATCTGTTGTAATGAAATAAAAGATCCACCTCCCGCAATCGCAGACTGTACCCATGCCGTCGTGGGTATTTTGGTCGAATTATCGGTAGGAGCAGGCTGTACGGCTGAGCAAGTAGGAACAACTATATTGTTCTGTCCTTGAAACGTGACAGGTCCTTGAGCAAAAGGATAATGCACATACAATGAATCGGCTTCTGCACGCGATAACCCTCCACCGTTTTCGGCATCCACAAAGAGGCTAGAGTCGAAGATTGGTACATTTTCACGAGGAGGATTGTACGAAGTCATACCTATAGTCTAGATTAAATTTTCGAATTTTTTATCTCTGTTAAAATATAGATAATGGCAATCAACTGGTATGAAAAAGTGCCAAAGGGCATGCTCTTGCAATCTGAAAATCCCAATAAACATTTGCACGGGATGAACACGCCTTTTAGGGCCTGCTGTGTTGCGCCAAGTGGAAGCGGAAAAACGAGTTGGCTATTGTCCTTAATCCACCTCTTCTCCCAAGGGAAAGGCACATTTTCTGATATCACAATTCTGTCGCGCAACAAAGATGAAGTTTTGTACAACTTCTTACAGTCGAAGTGTGAATCCATTGTCATTAAGGAAGGACTTGAGAATTTACCACGTCTCGATAAATTCAACAAGAATGAAAACCATTTGGTTTGTTTGGATGACCTTGTATTGGAAAAGGACCTCACTGCGGTAAGCAACTACTACGTCCGTTGTAGAAAATTAAACGTATCCATTATCTTCCTGAGCCAGAGTTATTATAAAATACCGAAAATCATTCGCTCGAATTGCAATTATCTGATCATTCTAAAAATGTCTGGCCAGCGCGAAATTAACATGATTATGTCTGAATTTGGGTTGGGGGTATCGAAGGATCAATTGCTGAGAATATACCAGTATGCCACGGCAGAGAAATTCAATACTTTAATGGTCGATTTGGAAGCCGAGCCAGAAAAACGATTTCGTAAAAATTTTCTTGAGATCATTCCTATTGAGTAAATAAACTCAAAATTAAATCTCTGTTAAGGAATATGGACGCACTTACTGACATACAAATGTATGATCTTGCTCGACGGATGAAAATTGACCTTGTCTTCTGTTCCTTTAAAGATAACCTTGAAGAAGAAACCCTGCAATATAACAAGAGTTATGTGATTAATCTGGAAAACAAATTGGACGAGGATGGGCAGCCCAATACAGGATCACACTATACGTGTTTTCAGGTAAACAAGACAAAGGATGGCAAAATACAAGGCGTGTATTTCGATTCGTACGGCGCACCACCCCCTCAGATTGTAGACACCTTTGTTGGATTCAAACTCCCGTTTCAAAATAAGGACGTGCAGAGTCTTATGTCATCCGCGTGCGGCTATTACTGTTTGGCATTCCTCCACTTCATTAACTCGAGTCAGTTCCGTTCAGGCGATCTATATACAGACTGCGCGCAATTTACTGATTTGTTTGAAGACATGAACGTGAGTATGGAGCATAAAAAGAACGAGTATGTACTCAAGCACTTTTTTAGGAGTTCAGACGAAGAAGAAAGAAAGCGTAAACCAGTCGAAGTTTAATTTCTCAATAGAGATATATGCGTGCAATGAAAGAGGCTCTAAAAAAGCAAAGAGAACGTGAAAAAGCACGAGCAATGAAGGGACAAGCAGAAAAGCCCGCAGAGATCGTTGACAAGAAACGTAAACGGAAATTGCCGATTGTACTCACGGATGTTTTGGAACGTCCTTCCTCGGAAGAACGTGCGGTTGAAGAAGACCGTGCTTCAAAAGAGCGTGCGGCCCGTGAAAAAAGTTCTTTAGAAGATTTAGCAGGAACACTTGACCGATTAGCGGAAGAATTCGGACAATTGGCACTAAGACAGGCCATGGAAAGAAAATTTGCAGAGTTGCCAAGTAGTGGTCAAGGCATGTCCAAGAAACAACTCAATCAAATCATTCTGGACAAGAACCGAGTGATTGCAGACCTCGAGGAAACCGCCTATACAAAGGGTAAAGGAATGTCTAAGTCTAATCCATGGATCAGCCACGTCAAGGCCTACGCCAAGGACAATGGTATTACGTATTCACAAGCAATGAAGCAAGCCAAATCCACTTACAAGAAGTAGATTGGTATTATGTCAATAACGATATCATTTTTTGAATAAAATTGAAATGAAATCGACGTGAGATAGATAGTATCCAACAACAATTGAAAAAAAATTGATTCGATTTTAGCAGAGGCAGACGAGTATAAAATACAAGATGGCGCCTCAAGAACTCAAAACCGTACGACTTGTTCGCGAAGCGATTGTGAAAGCAATTGACGAGTACAAACCAGATGGCTACGACGCGTATTTCGATATGCTGTGTGAACGATTTGACCGTCGCGGAAGTATGGATGATTACCCAAGTGCAGAAGACTTAATGTATGACCACGATAGGCGTTGTGAGTTGATACCTATTCTAACGATTGAGGATTTTGAGCAAGAAGATATAGACGAAATGAACAGTGGACGATATCGGCGTGTACGTGGTTCGAACCCCTTTGAGCGTATGGATGATTTGATTGATATGTACACGTATCAAATCATTGTCAATGTACAGGACGAGTATATCTGTTTGCTTCCTGATTATGACCCTGCTGACTATGAAAACCCTAATAACTAACAATAGAAAAATAGCAATGAGGGAAAAAGAATATTCAACCCTTTGTCCTCTTTGTCGCGAAGACTGTTATATTCAAGGTTAATCTTCCTCACTAAACATTTCAACTGTATCTGGATCTTTCTCTGGCATTATTTTTTTGACTTTGTCTAAAATCATGTCGAGTCTCGCACAAGTCTGGTGGCAATAGGAATACGTCTGTTTTAAATTTTCAATACCATCCATTGCCTTTTTCAAATACGGAATCGATTCAGGAAGTGGAATGGCTTGGTTAATGATTCGATTTAAGCAAAGGATCATTTCATGCCGCGAGTCTTGTCGTCTCCACCTACGAATACACTCGGGTATAATATAAGCCGTTTCAATATCGAGGTATTCACCACGCGTACAAAGTTTTTGGCCTTTTTTGATTTGTGCGACTACATTGAGATTGACAATGATTTCTTCCATACAATAAACCAAAACTTTTTTTTTATCCGGCTATCGTATGTTACAATCTGAGGGTGGGATAATATCAATGTCGGAAAAGAGAAAGTTGGCTTACGAGATGAAGCCCATTACGAAGGAGCAAATGAGAGAAAGTTATTTAGATCTTGCGCAAGAGTCCATTCCTCCCGAAACTTCTTTGAAAGGAAACAAGTTTGTTGATTACTTTACTTTTGTATTTAGGTTAGAGACAGCCGGTAATAAAGGTATTTCGTTTTGGGATTTTTGGGAAAACAAAACCTTCTATATGAAGAAGCAATATGTCAAGAATTTCTTAAAATTAACAGATAAGAAACTGATTCATAAAATGTTTGACGTTTTTAGACTCTATTTCGGGTCAGTCGGAATGTTTAAACCCGTTCTGGCCATGCATATCTACGACCGTTATAAACCTAAATCAGTATTGGATTTCACGATGGGCTGGGGTGGTAGGTTGGTCGGGGCTTCCGCTCTGAACGTCCCGTCTTACATTGGGATTGATATGAACCCACAGTTGGAACAGCCTTATAAAAAAATGGTAAAGGAACTGAAATCATTGGGGTCAAATACCAAAATCAAACTCATTTTCAAAGACGCTCTAACGGTTGATTACTCCAAGTTGAATTATGATTGCGTATTCACGTCTCCGCCTTACTATAATACTGAAATCTATATTGGAAGTAGGAAAATGACAGAAGCCGATTGGAATGAAAACTTTTATATTCCTTTATTTAGTAAGACATATAAGAATCTTAAATCGGGCGGATATTATATTTTGAATATCCCCATCTCGGTATATGAAAACGTCTGTGTTGGGCTGTTTGGAAAGGCTCACGAGAAGATTCCAATGTTTGCACCCCGACCAATGAGTAAGAAGTTGAAACAATCCGAATATAAAGAGTATATATACGTTTGGCGAAAATGATTTCTTCCATTTATAATCTTTTATAAAATTGAACGTAAGTAATTAAATAAAGTGAAAGTATAAAATGGCGGGATTTCAGACCAAAACCTTCTCCAAACACGACGATTATATGACACCTCTTTCCGCGTGGGAAGCAATTCAAGAGTTTATCCCAAAAGACAAAGTGATTTGGGAGGCGTTTTACGGAAACGGACAAAGTGGGACTCATTTATCCAATCTTAAGTTTCAAGTCATTCACGAGGACATAGATTTCTTCGAAAATGACAAAGGAGACCTTGTAGTAAGTAACCCACCGTTTACCAAAATACCAGAGATTATCTCAAGACTAAAAGAAATGAATAAACCTTTCATACTGATAATGCCTTCGTCCAAGATTTTCACGCAATACTTTCGTAAGTTGTTCTGTGATACAGACGACCCTATACAGATTATCATTCCACGAAAACGGATTCAGTTTGAAAAATGGGTGAATGGTGAGAAAGCAGAAATGAAATCCGCGTGTAACTTCGATTGCTTCTATTACTGCTGGAAGATTGGATTAAAACGTGATATTATTTGGTTATCCTAGGATCAGTAATATAGTATGAGAGTGTGACTGTTCAAACCGGGTGAGTTACTTTTAGACTTTAGAAATTCTTTTTTTGAAAAAAAAATAAATGTATAGATATGGCCAATGCATGGATTACTCACGTGAAACAGTACGCCTCCGCCAATAACTTAAGTTATGCTTGTGCTTTGTCGACTCCCGCTTGTCGCGAAGCCTATCGTCCTCCTGTAAACTATAGGCCTGAACTAAATCGTATAGCAAAAATGCTACAAAATAAAAGAGGGCAACCCCCTACCGCTGCAAAAATACAGCAAGCGCGGGATGCGTGGAATCAAATACGTGTGCCGATTTTAGCACTGCCTGATTCTGATAGAAAAGAGGGTTATGAGGCCTCATTACGAGCAATACGGATACGTATTCGGTCTCTCATTACTTGAATTCCATAAAGGGTAAGATGGGAAAGAATTAAAAAAAAAATTGATTCGAGGTGGCCGCATAAGTCCGTGTATACAATGAATCTCAAAGAACTATTCGAATCCCGTGTCGACGAAATGATGGATCGCATTGTTGAAGAACAATGTGATCTAAACAACAAAGACGTAGAAGAATTATTTGACACTTATTTTGAAGAGGAGTTTAACTCACACGAGTTTTGGTGGTCCTTCGATGAATCCGAACTGACCCTATCGAATATGAATGAACTATTGACGTGCTATTCAAGCTTGGTGGCCGACGGAGTAGCCGACGGCTTAGACCTTTCCGTAGAGAAATTGTTAAGACTGTACCCACACTATCGAGTGGGTTTGTGGAGAGGGGAGTTCATTGAATTGTTAAAGGAAAAATTCGAGGAATCTGATGAATCTGACGAGGATTCTGACAACAACTCTAACTCAGATGCTTAGGCAGTCTTCCATGAAAGAGGCGACTATTTTTTTTTTGAATTTAGTACCTAAAAAGAGGATTTGCATTTTTTATTATTTTAATCGAGGGGGGGTCAAATGCAAAGTCTCGATTAAAAGGGATGTTTTACACCTCTGTGTTAATATATATTCGTGGGGGAAATATAAATCCTGTTATCGTACAATACTTAAAGATTAATTCTCTAGTTAATATAGTATGACATTGGCCGTTCAACGCGCCGTCAAAAAATGGCGCACTGTACACCCAGAGAAATACAAAGCACAGAATCGCAAAAACAATATCACGTTCATTGAATGGCGCAGAATCTCCACAATCTTTAGGAGAATATTAATTGCGGAACTTTGATAAATGGAATAAATGTAAATCCTGTTATTGTACAATACTTAAAGATATTTCTCTAGTTAACTTAAGTTCAATGCCTTCCAATAAGCCCGAATACGTGGAGAAGAATCGGTTGCACCTCAACAAACGAGCAAAACTGATTCACCACAACAAATCAGCCAAACTCGATTACAAAACCATACACGCTTATGAGGCCGAACATGGCCTTGATAAAACAATCCTTTGGGTACGGATCGAGTCCCTTAAAAAGAAGTTGGCCCAAAAGATTAAGGAATCTACTTAAAAGGAATTATCTATAAGTACTATAATGAACCTAAACTCTCTTCGATTGGATGAACGCTTTAACGCCCCTTCTATCTTCTCATTCGTACATGAGTTTATAGATCCTCACCACGTACACCATATCAAGCAATCATCCAATCGAACTATTGCCCTAAAAAATCAATACCCAAGCGATTACCATTTTTTAGACGCATACACGTACCACTGGAGTGAGGGACTCGGTTGTTTCGTGACTGAATGGAAAATCAAGCCTAAAGCCCACGGATGGGGACGCGTTTACCCCCAAGGACCGAGTATGTCTATCTGTCACAGACCCACACGCCATACGCTATGCCGAGACTATGTAGATTTTGATATGAAAAATTGTCAACCTGAAATTGTTAAGCATTTAATGATCCAATTTGGATTCAAGTGTGAGTCTATCGTAGAGTATTGTCGTGACCCAAAAAAATACCAACACTATTTCACCAAACAAGATTTCATTACTGTTCTCAATGGGGGATTCAATCCTCACCCTTTTCTCCGGTCCATTCAAGCAGAGATTGAACCTTTTAGAAAGGCCATTCGAGAACAGAATCCACACATTCACGTACCGGAAGAAACAGATAATTCCTTTTTTAGTTACTATTTACAATCCATTGAAAGATTCTTGCAGGAATCTGCCGTCAAAGAATTCGTAGAGAAATACCATATCCCACTGCGTGAAATCATTCCTTGTCAGGATGGATTCATGATTCGTAAGCAGTACTACAAAGAGGGAATGCTTCCTACGATCACCAATAATTGGGTGATTAAACCAATGAATGAGGCATACGAATGGCACACAACCAGCGTTCCTTATTTACCCTTTGATTTTGGTATCTATGGACACGCCGAATTCGCGAAACTATTGGTCCACGTATGTAAATTCGACAACATACTTTCTACGGGACAAGACAAGTTTTTGGATGCATACCAATGGGATGTATACTGGAGACCACTTCCGCTACACAATGCAACGTTTCAACAAGACTCTTTTGAACAACTACGGAATTGGTGCAGGAATAAGATGTGCTTGTTTCGACGCGCCACTTATGCATGTCTGGAAGAAGTTCCTGAAGGAAAAGCCGTACAAGGTCGAAAACAGGAATTTTTGAAGACTCAAGCCCTCTTGGAAAAACAATACATTGCAAGACGTAAAACCTTTGAGAAGGAACAAGCCACAGCATTCAACGAGTTTACCAAGCGGAAAAAGGCATACGAGAAGACGGAGAAAGAACCTTATCCAAAGAAGTTTGAAAAGACTGAATTCACCGAACTCTTTGTCAAAGCCGAATGGACAGAATGTGAACTCGAAGACAAAGTAGCAAAAAATAATCGCATAGCACAATACTGTCAAAGGTTGGAGGAACAGGAGAAAAAACTCAAGAATTTATCCATGCTCAAGGAACGAGATAGTATCATCCAGATTCTACTCCGTCAAGCATACCGTTCGCACGTCGAATGGAACAAGAACCCTTACCTCTTTGCCTTTGAGAACTGCATTTTCGATATTCAAACGAAACAAAAAGTGACCCCTACACAAGACCAGTACATTAATCAATCGTGTGGCTACGAGTATGATTCCGAATATCCTGTATCTCGGATCGAAGAAATCAAAGTTTTGATTGAATCCATTTTGCCTATCGAAAATGTACGCAATTTCTTCTTGGCCAAGCAATCGACCATGCTCACTCAAAATCACCCCCAATATCTCTTTATTCAAACGGGAACGGGTAGTAATGGAAAAAGCATTCTTACAGACTTGACCAGTACCACGCTAGGAAACTATGGGTATAAACTCCCGTCTACATTTTTACAAAAGCAGTTCAAAGAAGGGGCTGATCCAGTGGTCGCGAAACTTCGAAACAAACGTGGGGTCTGGTGTTCCGAACCTAAAGCAGACTCTCGATTGTGTGCAAGTACTATCAAAGAACTCACCGGCGATAAATCCATTAATGGTCGTGATCTCTACCAATCTGATTGTGATATCTCTCTTGTATTTACTCTATCGTTGGATGCGAACGACGTTCCTAACATTGACCTAGTTGAGTATGCCATGGATAGACGTTTACGCATTATCCCCTTTACCACGACGGCAATTTCTGAAGCCGAATATGACGCAAAAGAAGACAAGACGGGCTTTGTGATAATCAATAGTGATTACGTAGAACCTTGGTGGATGGAACAATACAAACAAGCCCTTTTTGAAATCCTAATGGAACAATATGACCGTCACTTTAATTTTAATAATGTACCCCAAGAATGTACCGACCGTAAAATGAAGTATTTGAATGCGTCAAGCGACATTTACGGTTTCGTATCCGAACTCTACGAGCCTTGTGATCCGGAAACTTGCACTCCCATTAAACTCAAAGACATATACGAAGAGTTCAAGAGTAGTACCGTGTTCAAGGCATTTACCAAGCAACAACAACGGGAACTTAACTACTCTAAATTTGCAGACAAAATACGCGACGAACCTGCATTCAAAAAACTAATCAAGAAACGTGAGCAATACCATATGGGGAAACAATTGAAAATGGATTGTTTGATTGGGTTCAAGCACGAAGAAGCAATGGATGGGATATAATGCCTTGTGGATAATTTATAGAAGACAACAACCCAAATAACCCAAATCCTGACCATTTAGACAAACTTTTCCACTGAACTTTTCCTCTTTTTTTTTTTTTATTTTTTTTTTATTTTTTTTTTTTTTTTGAATTTTTCCCTATAGGACTTTTCAAGATGGGCAGGATTTGGGTTATTTGGGTTGTTCTTCTTTTCTTCTTTTTATCAAGTAAAAAAAAGAAAAAGAATAGAATAGAATCAACCCCGTAATACTCTGGGGGGGAGAGGGGAGGAAAAAACCTAAAAACAAAGGGCTTAGAGAGAATTTCGATAAGGCACTAAACGCCGAACGTCCGAATGTATTTCACAACATCCTCCGGAATGTTTTGAAAGACCATTTGCAGAAGAATCTTTTTAGACTTGGGTGTTTCAATAATTCGATAGCCTGACTGTTGATCGAGGCTATACAAGGACGGAGTCGGTTTAAATGGTACAAACGGAGGAATGGTCTTCCTTTTCCACCGAGAGTCAAGGTATTCACAATTCACGATTCGCTGACCTCTATACATGCGATCATCTATGACTTCTCGACAACTGTGTTGACTATAGACTTGAATGAATCTTCCCAATTTATCCTCATACATTTCTTGGTGATCTGCATTGTATCTGTGTTTTTCTTGAATAGTGTGAGATATGTTTCCCCTTGGAACAAGTTGAAACTTTCGCGCAAATGCATTTCGATTTTGTATAATTTGTGCATTCGAGTCATACTTCCTAGGCGTATACCCTCCCCAATAACTCTGACGGTAGATTTCAGGATACTCGGTCAATTGATAACACGCCATATATACAATTCAAAAATATAAAATTTAGAATCAATTTTATTGCGATAGAATCCAATTTTTTTATCTATGGATTAAGTATGTTCACTCAAGAAGATTTCCAAAAAGAAGCGCCACGCCTTTCGGTCATAGTCATGCATAAAATGCAGTTGCCGGTCATGACCCCATTCCCTTCGCTTACAGACCGCCAAAAGACCAAATTTAACAAGACTATGAACGAATACATTGCTTCTTTAGGAGAAGAGTGGGAAGTGCCTTTGTTGGCAGATTTCAACGAGTTGGCACAGGATTACCTAGACACGTTTCAACCAGAAAAAGAGTTTGTACGAGACCATAATATGACACCCGTTGTTCTCGAACCAATACCGAGAGAATAAATCTTAGTGTAGAGTATGGACGCTCGTACGAAACGTTTAGAGTATTTAGCCCAACAAATCAAGAACCAGCGATTGATTGCACGACGACAACTTTATCCAATGATTCCTCCTTCCCAAAAAGTCGACATCCGCAGTGAGCAGCAGATCATGGAAGGATACGAAGCCCGACGGGTTTCCTTGCGAGAAAAACTAAAGACCATTACGAGCGACGTGATTGCATCCCAGTTGGCGCGAGACCTTACGGACGACCAAGTGTATTACTCGCTGAACAATTGGCCTCGTATCTCTAAGTATCTAAAGGAACGATATGCGTTGGGTGTACCGCCCCAAGTGTATTTCTTCCACTTAAGGGACTTGGCCAAAGAAATGAAGGTGTAATTATTTTATTTAGGTAGGTTATGAGCAGACCCCAGCGTTTTCCGTTGGACGCGCAGAAGCACCGTGAAGAGTATCTCGCTATTTTGAAACAAGAAATCGAAAATGACCAGCGCAACCTCAATGCCAATCGGTTGTTCGAGAAAACGGGACAGACCAATCTAGGAAGACCGGTCGATATTCGCACGGCTACGGAGAAAGACCAAGGCACGGAATTGAACAAGGTGAGTCTTCGAGAAGTACTCAAGAAGATCACGTCTTTGGATTCTGCTTCGCAAATCGTACAAAAGTTATCCAATGACCAAGTGCGTTTTGCACTGAACAAGTGGCCGATTATCGAGAAGGAAATGAAAGAGACGTATGCGCTCGGTGTTCCTATCAATGTATTTATTGCATACTTGAACAAGTTGATTGAAAAATACGAAGTGGCCAGTGAAGTGGAGAGTGGACTTCAAACGACTACGGATTTACTGACCAATACACAGTTGTCTATGGATTTGGGACAACCGGAAACCTTTGGACAATTACGATTGGCTCTAAATGACTCCAAGAAATATTTCGAAACCGACCCTATTCGAGGAAGATTGGACGAAATGATAGACTTACTCATGACCCCAGAAGACCTTGCTTTTTATAATACATTGCCTCCCGAAGTACGCGCAACAACGGATGTCCTTCGCACGGATGCATACGAAGAATTCCCCTCGAATCGACAATTGTTAATGTCTCTCCAACTCTTACGCGAAGCCTTGGTTCAAGAAGAACGTGAAACGGTAAGACAGGCCCTTGTTGAATTGGATCAATTAGTCTCAGGTGCAATTGCTAACCGCCCAGTGGTGGAACGAATGCGAGCGGTCATTGCACAATATGGAGAACGTGAAACTCCTGAACGACCCGAAACGTTAGCCCAAGTCTTGGACGATAAGGAACAGGAAGAGCAAGAAGCCTTTGCGAAAATAAGCGCTGCACGAATGGCAGAACGAAAAGCCAAAATGGCACAGGACAAGCAGGCGGATACGAAAGCCCTTGTGGCCGAACTTGCCAAAGAGGCAACTGCCAGTCGAAAACGAGCGGAAACGAAAGCCCTTGTGGCTGAACTTGACAAAGAGGCAACTGCCAGTCGAAAACGAGCGGAAACGAAAGCCCTTGTGGCTGAACTTGGCAAAGAGGCAACTGCCAGTCGAAAACGAGCGGAAACGAAAGCCCTTGTGGCTGAACTTGACAAAGAGGCAACTGCCAGTCGAAAACTTAAGAAATCTCAAGCACAGGAACGCGTACTTATGGGTGTAGAGGACGAAGCAGGAAAACTACGTGCAAAGGCAGAGGCTCAACGAAAAGCCAACCAAATCAATTATGACCTAGCCATAGAACGTGGTAGAAAACTTAAGAAATCTCAAGCACAGGAACGAGAACAAATGGGAAAAGAAGAACGAACCACACGAATGGTAGAGTTAAAACGCGCTGCAGATAAGGAAATAGAGGAATCCCGGCAGCGGCGAACTTTAGCGCGCAGCAGTGCAGAAGCATATATCAAAGAAGCAGAGAAAGCAGCAGAAGAGAAAGCACTAGCCGCAGAAGCATATATCCGAGAAATCAGAGAACTCGAAAAACCAATTAGAAAGCCTAGAAAAAAAATGCCTTCCATGCTAGCGGAGAGACAAGCCATGGGGGCAGAGGACAAACCTCCCTTGGCCGTACGCCAACCTTCACGCCTCCAAAAAGTCGTTGCCCGTAAAAAAGCCGAGCAGGCTGAGGGTTCGCCTATGCAAACGCTAGTAGAGGCAATGACAGGTTCGCCCCAAGACAAACCTACAGAGTTGACCCCAGAGCAATTTGAACGTTTAGTAAAACCAGCCAAACAAGCCATCCTGAGGGATTTAGTGCTTAAAAATCCCGATTTGATTCTCACCTTACGGGATAATACGGGCAAAGACGTACAGAGAGGTCTAAGTTCTCCTAAAAAGGCAACCACGTTCAACTTTACTGTTCAAGAATTGGACGCAGCCTATAGAAAATACAAGGGAAGTACGGGGAGGGGAGTCATCCAGTGGGACAAGCCCAATATGTCGAGTAGGGGTAAAATTATGGGACACGGTATTGCCCACTTGGTGGAGAAGAAGGCTGAAAAACCAAAATTGTATGCACCTTTTGGACGCTATTACATTCAGAAAATGAAGTTGGACGACAATATCTTGCAATTCAAGAGTCATAGTGGTCTCCAGCCCAACGAACTTCCTACGGAACGTGTAAGTAAACAATTAGCCAACGTCATCCATACATTCTTACGGGAAACACCCAACTACGAAGAAATCAATCAATTGAATGATCACGACAAACTGAAGTTGGCTACGATTTGTAAAAAATGTCATATCATGTCGCCTGCTGTACCCAAACTCAAGACGCTTACCGACCAAGAAGACGACCGGTTCGAGGTGTTGCGTGGGCAACTTATCGCCGGAAACGACAATAAGCAGTTGGCCAAGGAATTCAAAGTGCTTATGCTGAAAATGGTATCGGAAGGTCGCATCCCCAAACGTCAGGCCAATGAAATTATGCATGAACTGCTGATACTCGATCTATAATCTTTACTATACATATGGGCTTTAGGAAATACTTATGGTCTGTTTTAGCGAAAATAATATCCACTATAAAGTATGCCTGCTACTATCGTCCTCAATCAATCGGATTTAGTCCCAAACGGGAAGAATAATGCACTCGTCTACAAATTTCCAAACTCGGTTCAATTTCCACACCACGAGATTGCGGTGCAACAAATTAGTATGTATTACAGTTGGCAAAATATCAATGCCACTCCTTTGGGAAACAACAAATTCACGGTGATTTGGAATGGTACACCTGTCGTCTACACCATCCCAGACGGGCTGTATGAGATAGCCGATATCAACCGATTCCTGCAGTTCAGTTTCATTCAGCAAGGCAAATTTTTAATCAATCCTTCTGGTCAGAATGTCTATTACGCCGAAATGCTTGTCAATCCAACCCTTTACGCGGTGCAACTCAATACGTTTCCTTGGCCAACTGGTGTAGGCTGGACTTTGGTTGGCACTCAATGGGAGGGAAATATTGGAACTGCTTATGAAGGGTGGACGAGTCCTTCTACTGTACCCGATCCCGTCACGGGTCAAGCGGCTTTCATTGGGTTTACGGGACTTACATTCAACCCGGGATTTGTGATTGGAGACAATTTCAATAAAATCGTGGGGTTTACTGTACCGAATCCGTACACGACACCCACGAATACAGGCGCGAATTTTTCGGCGACCAGCAATGTTGCTCCGCAGGTACAGCCCAATAGTAGTGCCTACTTAGCGATATCGAACATTGGGAATCCATACTCTTCGCCTTCGTCTATCTTGTATAGCATTAATCCCAATGTGGGGTTTGGTGAACAGATTGCCATAACAGTACCCGAATTCGCTTACAATCGGTTATTGACGGGTACGTACAATGAACTACGTGTCCAGATTCTAGGCATTGATTACCAGCCTCTTACGATTTTAGACCCAAATATGACCATTATTTTGGTGATTCGAGATCTTAAGGAAATGCACGCAATATCTGAAATGTTTCGAAAATAATTACCAGACTGGTGTAGTGGCATTATAATCGCGGTTGTCGTAGGTTCGAATCCTACCTCCGCATATTGCGGGGAAATCTCTTTAGGAAAATATATTTCTATTACATGGATTTAGACCGTCTGTATAATGACTGCACGCAAGAACACGCCAAACTCTTGCAAAGTCTTAAAGAACACGACAAACCGGAGATACATAAACAGATTGCTTTGGTCAATTCGCTTATGCTGACTTGTTTGAGACTTCGTACGCTCAGGAAAAAAAATCTCGACTGATTGTATGAAAGTATATGCAGGAGGTCGTTGTATTGGAGGAGGGGTTCATTTAGGAAAAACCCGCCAAATTCGTGAAGAAATTATCGAAACGCCCAAATTCGAACCCAAACAATCTTTAGGCATGGGCTTGGAATCCAAATTACGCGATTTGACTCTCAAGAAAAAACCCAAGAATATTGTATTTCAAATGTAAATTTTTTTTATCTTGTAAGGATATGAGTTCTGACGGTCTTGTGTTCGATATGGCTTCGGCTTCTCAAGGGTCTCCATCCGTATTTGTAAAGAAGGATTGGGTTTCGTTGATCGATTCCCAGAATCAATCCTATATAGGAAACCAGTGTGTTTTGGATACGAGTGCAATTTCCAACTCCCAGAAAATGGCCAATTATCGG